ATAGGCATAATTGGTTCTAGCACCATGAATGCCCCAACCAATCCAACTATAAGCATAATCCATATATCTATCAATGGATTTACCAGGGGATTTCATCCTATCTTCTATTCTCTTCCATTGAACTTCATTTGTCAAGTATTTGAGTTGGGTACTCATATCAGATGGATTGCCACCATATTTTCTGGCAAAGTCACCCAGTCCATAATACCTGTTGGCAGATGTCCATTGAATCAGTCCATAACCACGACCGCAGTGATGGTACTGAGTCCTACTACCCCCTTCACAAATATTAGGCACGAACATAGATTCCTGCTTAATATTGCCCAGGATAGTAGCAAGGGCGTTTCTGTCTTTAATTCCTTGCCCTTGGAAATAATCCAATGCAAGTGATTCATGTTCTGAACACCCTTTACAAATTAGCCTTTTCTCTTTTGGCTTTGGTAGTGCAACCTCTCGGATTGCTGTCTTCTTTTCATCTACAAGATTGAATTCTTTAATAATAGAATAAGGTTTTGTTTCCACTGGAGGTGGTGGTCCTTGTAACTTGTAGTTGACGAATGGCAGTGATGCCGTACTGGTTGTAACCGTTGCCAGGAGAGGCAGGGCTACTGTAAAGATTGATTGCATTTAAAATAATTGAACTCTACATCCTAATAGAGAAAGCGCACTTCCCCTTTTTCAAGGGGCAATCTCCTAGGCTCTAATGTCATTGTCAAAGACTAATAACAGATTAATAATATCAGTCTATTTAGGATTTGTCAATATTGGTCCAAATAATCTAAAGACAAGACTTGGATATCCTCCTTTTGGACTACCCAATCTCTAATCTCATCATAGAGTGCTTGTGCGTCTTTTGTTCTGCCTTGGGCACACAGTTCATGCATCCTATCAATAATGCTATCAACTCTATTCTGACAGAGCATCTGCATTTGAGTTGGGTTCATAATAATCTTTCCTAAAGTACCTAGACAGGATGTTGCTATTATAGTACTTGGGGATACCACTGTCAAGGGATTCAGTCAAAACATTATTCAGGAACAGTTGTCTTGTTTCTTCAAAGTTGCACTTTCCTTTTGTTTTATGGAGGCTAAGTATAGTTCTGTCCACTGACTCTTTTCCCCAAAGTTCAATGTCAACTTTGAGTTCTGGACAGGATCCATAATACTTTTTCCAATCAGACTCTGATTTAACTTTTCTAGATTTTCCCTTCGGTGTGCGGAAAGACCAGAAATATTTTCTGCCAATGTAACTACGACCAGTTTCCCTACAGTAAAGATGATAAACAAAACCAAAATGATCTTGAATATGATCTGAATCAAAAATCTCGCCATCATAGGTCCAAGGATTTTCGTAACTCATTTAATACATTGTATATTTTGAGCTATTATTTATCTTGAACCCTTACAGAGTTATTCTATTTACTTTCTGAATTCTTGTCAACCCCTGCTTTCCTCTCTCTGATCTTGGAGATCAGGGCATTAAGCTTCTCCCTCTTGGCAACATCAGAGGGTTTCCTGCCCCTCCTAGGACCCTCTGGTGGGGTTAACTCCTCATTCATCTCTCTACCCCATATCTTCTGTCAGACTTGGAGGTATCCATTCTTTCCTTTGCTTGCTTAGTAGCAGTAGCATACATCACTTCTTTTGCTCTCTTACCATATCTCTCTTTGAATCCAGCAGCAGACTTCTTCATTCCTGTTACAAGTCTTTCCTTCTCTGCCTTTTCAGTAGGATCAAGTGCCCTTTCACCTAGGTGATCTGCAGCCTTATATCCTTTGTGACCTGCTTTGTAATTCTGATATGCTTTTGTATTTCCAGTTTTATCTGCTTTTGTTACTACCATTCTCTTATCTTCTGGTTCTTTCTTTTCACCACCATACACTGCCTCATCAACACAGTTAGGTACTTCCTTACCACCCTTCATTTTGGTTGAAGGACTGCCAAGTTTCTTACCAGTCCAGCACTTTGAAGCACCAACATTCTTTCTTGCTTGTCTGATACCTTCAATGATTTGATCCAGTTCTTCTACATTGAGAGTCTTAGGATATCCCTTTTCTCCTGGTTTAGCAGGACTTTCACCACGTTTTCTCTTAGCATGAATGTTATCCCAAAGACCTTTCTTCTCTTCCAAGTCAGTTTCTTCAAAATGCTTTCTTGCTGCTTTGACCATATCAGCATGTGCCTTGGTCTTCTTCATGTCAGCAATTGCCTTCTCATTATTCTTCTGACGCTTATTCATATCAGTTTCCAGATATGAATCATCCTTTTTCTCATCAACAAACTCTTCTTTTACTCTGGCTCTGGTTTTTCCACCATACTTTGCAGCAACTGAACGCATTTTATCTGCTCTGTCATAATCTCTTTTTTCTTTTGCAGCATCACCAGAATCACCTGCAGTTTCTCCAGAATCCATAGCATCATAAACTTGTCTATCAACTTTCTTATGAGGGAATGCTTGTTTTGCTTCACCAAGTCCAAGTGCCTTTCTTGCCTTTGCTCTTTCTTCTGGAGATGGTTTTTTTGAAGGAGCAAGATCTTTGATTGAATGAGTTGCCTTACCAACTTTAGCAGGTGCTGAAGGCATCTTTTCCATACGGGAAGCCATTCTATTCTCATCAACAACTTCACCTTCTGGATTATAAGAATCTGCCATTCCATGAATGTGCTTGCCCTTTGACTTCTTATCTTCTCTCTCAGCAGACTTTGATTCTGAATCTGAATACTTTTTAGCAACCTTAGAATCCATTCTGCTTGCTTTTTTATCAGCAATCTCTGCTCTTCTTAATGCTCTTTCTTCTGGATCTAATGCTTCTTGATAGATTGCTAAGTATGCTTCTTGTAAATTATTCATGACGCACAAAGACTTTTCAATTATTTATAAAAAAAAGAGGGGCAAATGCCCCTCTGATCAAAGTTGAAACCCTGCAAAGGTATCTTTCTTTACGTCTTGTTTAATACCACCAACCACATATGACTCTACTTCTGTTTCCTGTGGAGCAACTTGTAGTCCTTTAGAACTGATCCAATGCTCAGTCCAAGGTAGTGGATTGTTCTTTGCTGGTACATCATAGATTGGTTTCAATCCAATAGCACGCATTCTTCTATTGGCAATCCACTCAACATAATTGTTGAGAAGTTTGTCATTCAAACCAATCATAGATCCATCTTTGAACAAATACTCTGCCCATGATTTCTCTTGATCTACACAAGTTTTAAATGCATTGATTACCCAATCTTGCTCTTCTTTAGCAATCTGTTGCATCTCTGGATCATCCCCTTCATTCCACTTATTGAGGATGTTTTGAGTAATGACAAGGTGCTGATTTTCGTCTCTGGCGATGAGAGAGATAATTTTAGCGGATCCTTCCATAAGTTTGAGTTCACCAAACGCAAACGAGCAAGCGAAAGAGACATAGAATCTGATACCTTCGAGAATATTGACATTTGCTATTGCCCTGTAAAGTTTCCTCTTTAATTCAATTCTTCCTTCTCTTGCATATCCTGCACCCTCTTGTGCAAAAATCCACTCATTAGAAGTTCCATATTGTTGAGCAGAATTAATGAAATCATCATATGCTCCTGTGACAGAAGATGCTCTCTCCAGGATCCTTTCATTATTTAAGATAGTATCAAACACCTCTGTTGGATCAGAGTAAACATTCTTAATAATGTATGTGTAAGATCTGGAGTGGATCATTTCCATAAATTCCCACACAGTCATACATGCTTCCAATTCAGGAAGAGAACAATATGGAATGAATGCCATACCAGGACCTCTTCCCTGAACAGAATCTAGAAGAATCTGATACTTCAAGTTAGAAGTAAAGATGTGTTTCTGCTCTGGTCTAAGAGTTTGATAGTCAGCACGATCTTTCTGGAGAGATACCTCTTCAGGTCTCCAGAAATATCCCAGTTGCTGTTGAGTCAACTTATCAAAAACAGGATACTTGTATTGATCATATCTTTGAACCCCAAGAGGGTTTCCAAAAAACATTGGTTGCTTTTTGGAATCCACTGGAGTTGTATTGAATACTGTCATTCCTTTAATATTCTCTTCTGAATTGACTCTAAATTTTGCAACTGTCACAATCATCCTCTCCTTTTGAACTTAAAATTTCTTCAATTAAATCATTAATGTTTTGGGTTGGTTCTTTAATTTCATCAGTCTTATTATCATATGTATTCTGATAATAAGATGTCTTCCAACCATACTTATAAGTTGTTAGAAAATCCTGTGCCATTACTGAAGTAGGAACTTCATTATCCTCATAATTCTCTGGGTTATAGGACCAGTTTCCAGAAATTGCTTGATCAAAGAACTTCTGCATAATTGCAACAATATTAATATACCCACGATTGCTAGGCATATCCCAAAGAAGCGTATAATTGTTTTTAAGTGTTTGGTACTGTGGAACAATTTGCTTAAGGGGTCCCTTCTTGCTCTTTTTAACAGACAAGAATCCTCTAGGCGGTTCGATTCCATTGGTTGCATTTGACACAACGGAACTGCTCTCTGAAGGCATCTGTGCCGACAATGTGCTATGTCTAAGTCCATGTGCCTGAATTTCGGCACGTAAAGTCTCCCAATCATGCTGGTATAGAATTGAAGTAATTTCGTCTACATCTTTTTTGTAAGTATCAATTGGAAGAATGCCATCAGAATACTTAGTTCTATTAAAGTATTCACAAGCACCTTTCTCTTTGGCAACTTGATTAGATGCCTTTAAGAGATAATACTGGAATGACTCAGAGAGACCATGAACTGCATCCCATGCTTCCTGAGAATCATATCTGAATCCCAGTTTAGCAAGATAATGTGCAAGTCCAATATAACCAACACCCAAAGATCTACGTGCTTTTGTAGATTTTTCTGCAGCAATTACAGGATAATCTTGATAGTCAATCAGTTCTTCAAGACCTCTAACTGAAAGATCACACAGTTCTTCAAACTCTTCATCATCTTTGACTTTGCCTACATTAACTGCAGACAGAATGCAAAGAGCAATTTCACCATCAGGGTCATCAATATGATTTAGTGGTTTTGTTGGAAGAGTAATTTCCTGACAAAGATTACTCATCTCAATCTTATCCTTAAAGGAAGAGTGAGAATTACAGTGATCAATGTTCATGATATAGATTCTACCAGTTTCTGCTCTCTCCTTCAAGAGGTCCAGAATGAGTTCTTGAGCATTGATAGTTTTTCTAGAAATAGATTCATTTCGTTCTGCATCCAGATATAAATCGTCAAATCCATCAAGCCCAAAATTAGCACTAAGCTCAGGAACGTCATGTGGACTGAAGAGTGAGATATCTTGGTTACTGATGAATCTTTCATAGAACAGTTTACTGATTTGAATTGAGTAATCTAGTTTTCTTACTCTATTGTCTTCTGTGCCTTTATTGTTTTTAAGAACAAGAATGTCCTCTATTTCTTTGTGCCAGATGGGAAAGTGGACAGTAGCACTTCCACCACGAATCCCATTTTGTGTGCAGCATCTGACAGTTGCTTCAAACTTTTTGAGGAATGGGACAACCCCTGTATGAGCAACTTCTCCCCCTCTGATCTTAGAATTGATTGCACGGATTTTGCCTGCATTGATACCAATTCCTGCTCTTTGAGCAACATACCTGCCAATTGCCATATCAGAACTGAAGATGCTGTCAAGGGAGTCATCAACATCAACAAGAACACAACTTGCAAATTGGCGAAGTGGGGTTCTAACACCTGCCATGATTGGCGTAGGAATGTTGATTTTGTGCTTGGAGATTGCATCATAGTATCTCTTTACATATGAGAGTCTGGTTTCTTTTGGATACCTAGCAAAAATAGTTGCAGCAATCAACATATACATGAACTGTGGGGTTTCATAAACCTTACCACTGCTTCTATCTTGTACAAGATACTTATCTACTACTTGTCTGAGTCCAGCATAAGTAAATAGATAATCACGATTATGATTTATGTAGTGACCAAGTTTGTTCAATTCATCTTCACTATAGTTAGTCAGAATGTCAGGGTCATATACTCCTAGATTGACACAATTGTTAACATGCTCAAACAGTGAAGGATGATCCTGAACTCTTCCATAAAGTGACTTTCTCACTGCAAACAGAAGGAGTCTTGCTGCCACAAATTGATAGTTAGGATTATCAAGATCAATTAGATCAGATGCAGATCTAATTAAAATCTCTTGGATCTCAGCAGTTGTAATACCATCATAAAACTGAATACCAGAATGCATTTCAATCTGAGATGCAGATACACCAGCAATGTCTTTACATGCCTCTTCTACCATCAGATGAAGTTTGTTCAGATCTAGTGCTTCAATAGATCCATTTCTCTTAACTACTTTTGTTCCGTTGCTCATACTCGTTTCCAACTAATAAGTTTTGCTTTTGCTTCTAGGCCAGAATAGGTATTAAATTCTAGCAGAGGATTCACATCATGTCCAGACAGTACCATGTCATTAATATCTTTTTCTTTTAGATCTTGTGGCCAAATGACTACAGGGAAATGTAGATCAATTGCTTTTGATATTCTATCTACGATCTGTTTGTTTCTTTTTTCATTATCATAAACCATTACAAACTTAGTCTCAAAATTTGTGACAAAAAACATTCTATCAATATCAGCACCAACCATAGCAATAGCATTTTCCAAGAACATACTATCAAATGGACCCTCTGTTATGTAAACAGTTTTGTCCCAATCAACTCTATCAAGTCCATATATTTTTGGATGATGCTCTTCTAAGATAATTGTAATGTATTTAATTTTTGATTTTGCATTTAGACTACGACCTTGAAACCCAAATAATTTCCCATGATTGATAAGTGGGATGATGATCCTTGGTTCATCTTGGTCTGTAGAATCAAATGTATGTTTTTGTTGATTAGTCCATTCTTTAAATTTTTCACAATAATATAATTGATCATAGAACTTTTTTGGAATTTGTCTCTGATCTACATATTGTCTTGCTGGATGTGTAGTATTTAGATCTGCCAGGGTAGGGAGGTCTACAATTTTCAGGGGTTGAGGATTTTCAGAATTCTTGAAAAACTTAGGTTCTTGAAAATTGAAGTCAGGATCTGCAGTGTTGGATCCTTTACCAGTCAATCCATTCTTATACCTTTCCATAACATACTGGTCATACAATGTATTATCAAGGTCTTTCAAAAAATGAGTAAAGGACTTTGACACTCCACAGTTGTGACACTTGAAGTTATGGTCATTTTTAAACTTGTAAATATATCCTCTTGCTTTGTTTTTATGACGCTGAGAATCACCACAGTATGGGCATCTAAAATTATACAGACCTTGTTTCCTTTGAGAAAATTTCTGAAGCCTAGAAGAAACAAGTCCAATATACTTGGAATCAACAAAACTCATTACAAGATAAAGGTATTACTTTGTCCTCTCTATTGTAGTTGAAGATGGTGCTGGAGTCAAGAAAGAAACTGCTGGTGGCACAATTTTAATGATAAAACCTATTAGTATTAATCCTCCTAATACTTGCCATCTAAACTTAGAAAGACCTTCTACTTTTACTTCTACTTTTTGTATTCTTTCCCCTAACTCTCTACTGATTTCATCATGCTGTTCTTTTGAAGATCTTTTAATATCTTCAATCATTGATACAATTAAATTATCTGTTCTATTACACTGTTCAATCTTTTCATTGTGAACAGCAAGCATTTGACTAATGTTCTGACTTGTCTCTCCTATCTTTTGGATTGCTGTATCAATTCTTTCCATCATCTGTTCATACACAGATAACCTTTCTTCTAATATTGCTATTTTGGTATCTGTAGATGATGGGAACATTTATCTTCTCTTTTTATTTTTCTTCAGAAGTTCTCTAAAAAAATAAGGAATTTTCTTATACTTGGTTTTTCTTAAATCAACTGGTGGTTCCTCTGGAGGCAACCCTGCCAATCCACCACCAGTGGCAGTCATATCTTCTCTAATGATATTTATTATCTTGTTTAATTTAGAAGATTCCATGTTTTAAATTTCTTGCAATATTTTTAAACATTCTTCATCAGTTGGGATTTCATCAACAAATGTTTTTGGATACTCTGGAACTCTATTTAAAAACACTAGGAATGTTTTCATAGAAGACCAAAGTTCCTTTTCTATTTTAAAAAATAAAAGAGGCAAAGCAGCTTCATTAAAAATATTAAAGACAATAATAAAATGGTTAATCAGGAGACTTGTTTTTAAGTCTCCTGTCTTAACATACTTCCTTAATAGTTTTTTGATATATTTGAATCTGCTTAAGTCTTCAAAAAAATCCTCTTGCGTTACTGCTTGAGGATTGTCATAATGTTTTATGGCAAATAAAATATAATTATCTTCATTCAACTCATCAAACTTCATATATCAATTATGCATATGTAACTGTTACGCCATCAGACTCAGCACTTACACCATCACCAGTGACAACTGCTCTGAAGCTGTATCCATTAGGTCTGGAAGATGTAATGTTTGTTGATCCAATTCCAAGAATAGGACCAGTAACATTGCTGTAGATAGAGTTGTTGGAGAGTGCAGTGTAACCAGCAGATACTGGGTATGCATACTGCCACTGAGTTGACAGTCCAACATAAGGAGTTGCAAGAGCAAATGCTGTCAGGGTTGTAGCAGAAGTGGTTGCAATACCAACAACAGCAGTTGGTTGAGTTGTAAAGTCAACAGTTCTATCTGGATAGTTAGAGTCATCATTAGCATCACCAGTTGTACCATAAGTAGTACCTTGAACTGGTGGAAGATTAGTTGTAATACCAGACAGTGCAACAAGAGTTTCAGACTTAACTCTTAGATTACCATGCATATCAACATAGGTATGAACACCAACCCAACCAGCATGTGTTACTGCATACTTATATCCTGTATCTCCATCTGAATATTCAGTATCTCTAATAGCAGCAGTTTCATATACATCAACACCAACAATTGTATTGTTTACACTAGTTGCTTGCAAATTATAGTTGCTATCCTGCATCAGATACTTAGGTTGCTGAGAGCAAGTGTATGCTAAACCAGCAACAGCAACACCACTGAGGAATTGAGTTGAAGCAATTGAAACAGTTGTTGCATTAGTTACACTATCAATAACTGCTTCACCAACAGTATTACCAGCACCAATATAAATTACAGAACCAACATATGCTGAAGAAAATGAGGTCCCAGATCCAGTAATTACTTTAGTAGCATAAACAAGACTGATAGTTCCAGGTGAGTTAATACTATCTGCTGTTCCCCAAAGAGCCATGTGTCTTACCTTGAATAAAATTTCTTTTCTTAAGTTATTTATAAAAATGGGAGACCTATAAGGGTCTCCCATGTCATTATATTTTGGTTATGATTATGGAGTTAGATCTTGAGCACCTTTCTTCTTCAAAACTGATTGTGCCTGAAGGAGAATGAGTGAAAGAATACCATTTGATTTTACTTTTGGGTTTGCTCCCAGTGCTTCTGAAACTGCAAACAGAACAGTTGCAATCAGAGCTTGGTTAGCAATAGCCCATGCGATTAATGCTGACATAATAACCTCTAGATGACTTCAGCTTATTTATCTTTAGTATCCTTTAAAATTTTATCAGCAGCTTTAGCAAGTTTATCATACTTACCTTTTACTGTTCTATTTGCTGATGGAGCAGCAGGTTTTGCAGCAGGAGTAGTTTGAACTTTTCCCTTTTTACCTTGTGGTCTTAATCCAGCAAGAACAGTTTCACCTTTGCTATGAATTTCAGAAGTTCTTTTTGCTTCCTTCTCTTTTGCTTTTCTCTGAGAATCAGTCATTGCATTTTGTGTTCTCTCTGATGCAGGTCTTAACTTAGACTTTTTAGGGTCAAACCTTGCTTCAAAAAGTGGAGTTCTTGACTCAACAAATGCAAGAACAGATTCAGTTGTAGATACTTTCAGTCTTTGTGCTTGCTGAGCAACTTGGAAGTCTGCTCTTTCCTTTGAAACTTTTGCTCTAGCAGCTTGCCTTTTTGCTGCTGCCATAGGATCTGCCTTTTGTCTTTCTGCATCACCTTTTGCAGGCATACCATAAGTATCACCTTCATCAAGTTGAACAGACTCATAAATGCCAACAATCTCATCTAAGGTGAACTTAGAAAGATCATAACCTTCAGCAATCAATTCATCCATCCATGCATCAACTTCTTCAGATACTGTTGGTTTTGTATTGATTTTATTCTTGATACCCCTTCTCACATCAAGTTTATCATTCTTGCCATTCTTACTGTGCAGTTCTCTTTCTTCTTTAGCGACTTTCTTTTTAGGAAACTTACCACTTACTTCTCCCTTCTCATATCCCTTACCATCACCATCATCATCCCACCATCTTTTGGGTTTATCATTTTCTTTCTCGCCATTCTTTTCTGCCTTTTCTTCAGCAGGACCTTCTTTATGCTTCTTCTCCCCTTTTTCCTCTTTCTCTTTCTTTTCTTCAGAAAGATGAGGATCTCTAATTGCAGAGAAAGTATCCGCCCAAATGTTAGACATTTAATTAATTTAACTAGTTCTTTTTTTATTTATACTAAAGTAACATCCTTGATCCATGATTTAAACATAATACCATCTTCAGTTACACAGATCAAATGGTTTGCTCCATGTCTGATAATTTCACCTCTTAACCCAGTATTACAACTTTCAACTATGTCGCCAACTCTATAAAGGTTACCAAATACATAATTCTCTCTTAATCCTTTTGGATCTAAGTCAGGAGAAATCTGCCAAGTTTCTTTAACTTCAAGGGATCCACCAAGTTCTTGGAATATTTGTTTAATAAGTTTTGGTTGTACACCAGATGGCATTGCTTTTTTAAAAGTTTCAAAATCACCAGATGCTGCTGCTTTTCTAGCAACTGAAGAATTGTCTTCTGCATCTGGATCTTTTGGTCCTGAAGATACTACGTTGATTGAAGAGAAATTATATAATTGACCATTTTGCTTCTTAGCAAGATTATCAATTTCAGAACATCTTTCTGATCCACATACAATATTAATAGCAGTGTATCCTTCTTGATTTAAAAATGCTAGGACATCAAAAATAGTTTTAAACTCTTCACTATCAATAATTCTATCTGCATACTCAGGGAACATTGCTTTCATAAAATCAATCTTTGCATCTGCAGGAAGAGGATTCTTTTTACCATCCTGAACCCTGGAAGGGAAAACATAAAAGTTTCCACCAGATGCTGCTTGCTTTAAAGCATTTAAAAGATTCTTGTGTGCTTTTGTTGGAGGGTTGAACTTACCAAAAGCAACAGTAACTACATCTCCACTAGGACCTTTTTGTTGTTGCTGTGATCCTCTTGCTTGTGCTCCAGTAGATTGAGGGTTCTTAGATCTATCTGCTGAAGTTGCTTTTGGTTTAGCACCAAGTCTCTTTGGTGCTGATTGTGCTTTTGCTAATTTCTTACCTTTTACATCAGCAGGTTTCTGTAATGCAGAGTCCCCTTCTTCACCTTTCTTTTTTTTCTTTTGATCTATGAATTCAAGTTTACCCTTAACTGTCTGAGCTTTCCTAGATCCTTCTTTATCAACCCAATATCCATGCCCATCACCAACATACCCAAGTTTCTTTGCTTGCTTTGCAGCTTGGGATGTTCTTGCTTCTGTTATAAACTCTAGGAATCTTTTCATTTATTGATTTCTGAATATATCAAGTCCTGATTGTCGAGAATATACTGCAATCCTATGCCTTTGGCATGTAAGTATTTATCCTTCTTATCTTTTGGGTCTTTATATTGATCCATAAAAGAAGAGTAAAACCTAGAAAAATTTTCTATGGTTTTCCTCTTCAACTGCTTCACTCTTACGTGTTGTTTATATAGTGGAATCAGTTCTTTAAAAAATTCTTCCATCAGGTTTCAAGTAAACTGAAAAGACCTCTTTCACTATTTACCTCAACACCACACTCTTCAGTAAACTTTTCAAGATCTCTTCTGGAAGGATTGCTGATTCTTTCTCTTGCCATAGCATGATAATCATCAGACAAATCAAATCCAATGTAATC